CAGAGCGTAGTCATCACCGGATGCGGCTCCCCTTTTAACGGAACTTTCACCATTCTAGAATCTAGCAATTATGACGTGGATACCTTTATCGTCAATTCAAACTCTCGCATATTCGTAGATGGAGTTTACAGAGATTTCAATGGTTTCTTTACAGTATCAATCACAAACGCCGACATTACCGAGCGCAAGGTCATTCCTTCAGGCTTGGCTACATTGTCCGGTGCTTCTACCTATGTTGGAGTGCCAGCAGTTGAATCAGCAGTCTTGGCAGTATCGGTAGAGGTCTTCCAATCTCGCATCGCTCCAGGTGGGCAGATCGAGGGCGTGGACTTTACTCAGGTTTCGCCTTATCGTTTAGGCCGTAGTCTTTTCAACAGAGTATCGGGGCTTCTAGGTGCTTACATCGACACCGATTCCATGGTGCAATAATGCCTAACACAATCTTAGACACAATTCGTCAGCCACTAGCTACAGCCTTTGCTAACGTAGCAGGAAATGTGTACGCGTACGTCCCAGAGGCTCCTATGGTTCCTTTCGTCGTGACCGTCCCAGATTCACCTTATCTCGAATTAGAGACAATCGGTAAAACCACACTTCACACAAAGATCAATCTTGTTATTTCGGTTGCAGTTGCTTACAACTCTAACCCAGCGTCACTCGATAATCTCGAGCAACTAGTAATGAGCGTTCTGAAAGTTATCCCAGTCGGGTACACAATCGGATCGGTTGAAAAACCAACGGTAACTCAAGTCGGCCCATCCAATTGCTTGGTTGCCGATATCAGAGTATCCACCTACTACACACAAACAAACTAAAGGACAATAATATGGCAACCGTCGTAATTACAGGGCGCGATATTTCTCTATCTTTCACAGGTGGAACAGATATCGAAGCACAAGCAACATCAGCAGTTTTAACAAAGACCAACCTTCGCGAGACCTACCAAACACTCGACGGTGAGGCTTACAAGACCACCAACATCGAGGGTACTTTTGCACTATCAATGCTCGCTGACTGGGGTAAGGCTAACTCAGTATGTGAGGCACTCTGGGCAGCAGCAGAATCCGCTCCAGACACAGACATCAGCGTTACACTAACTGCGGCCACAGGTGCTCAATTCGTATTTCCAATCATGCCGGAATTTCCTACAGCAGGAGGCGCTGGAACAGATGCTCAGACTGTAGACTTTACATTCAAGGTATCAAAGGGCGCAGTAGTAGAAACCTTCAGCTAAAAACTAGAAACGGGAGCAAACAATGCAACAGAACATAACAATTAAATATATTGACGGAACGGAAACCACTTACCAGGTTCGTCCGCCAGATTACGCTAAATGGGAAATGACCACTAAAAAGGTTATCGCTCAGTTCGGCGGAATGTGGGACATCCTTTATGTAGCTCATAGCGCTATGAAGAGAGATGCCGGGGGCAAGCCAACTAAGCCGTTGGATGTATGGATGGAATCAGTCGCTGATGTTGAAGTCGGTGATGAGAGCCCAAAAGTCATCCAAGAGGAAGCGTAAGCCGACTCTTAGTAGAACTGGCAATCGCTACACAGATCCCTATGGATCACTGGCGAACAGGTGAGGATATCTTAACCGCTATTGAACTATTAGAGGAGCGCAACCGTGGCAAGTGAACTAGTGGCACTAGACCAGGCTGAACTCCGTAAGGTATTTAAGGCGCTTAAAGGTATGACGGATGAAGCAAAAGATGAAGCGAAACGCCAGTCGGGAGCGCTGGCGGAATTCGCTCGATCAGAGATCATCCAGACGGCTAACTCAAGGCCAAGCCGAGCAGTTGCAGGACGTATTGCAAGCGGAGCGCGTGTTAAGAAGTCAAGCCGTATTGGTGAGATTACTTACGGGTTCGCTTCTCAGAAGTTCTCAGGCGGGGCATCGACTAAGGACATCTGGGGTGGCTCTGAATTTGGTTCTAACAAGTTTAAGCAGTTTCCAGTCTGGTCAGGCCGTGAAGGTCGAGGCTCTAAAGGCTGGTTTATCTATCCAACATTACGCAGGATTCAACCTGAGATAGTCGCTAAGTGGACTGCCTCATTCGATAAGATTTTAAAGGAGTGGACATAATGGCCTCAACATCCAGAGCCTTAACCCTTAAACTCCTTGCAGACGTTGATAACTTTACTAAGGGTCTCAATAAGGCCGATAACAATGTTACTTCCTTTGGTAGCAAGGTAACTGATTTCGGGAAGAAGGCAGGACTAGCCTTTGCGGTCGCTGGAGCCGCTGCCGCCGCTTACGCTGGCAAATTAGCCATTGATGGAGTTAAGTCTGCAATTGCAGATGAAGCCGCTCAGATACGCCTAGCAACGTCTCTTAAGAACGTGACTGGGGCCACAGATGCCCAGATAAAGGCTACCGAAACTTATATCCTTAAGACTTCATTAGCCAAAGGCGTTACAGACGATGAACTTCGTCCAAGCCTCGATCGTTTAGTTAAAGCAACCAAATCAGTTGAAGAAGCTCAAAGATTACAGGCTATCGCGATCGATGTCGCAGCAGGTAGCGGAAAAAGTTTAGAAGCCGTCACAAATGCTATGGCTCGTGCAGCTGAAGGTAATACTGCATCACTAGGACGTTTAGGTATTGGTCTCTCTAAGGCTGAACTAGCCTCGATGAGCATGGAAGAAATTACTGCCAAACTTGCTAAGACATTTGAGGGTCAAGCTTCAAAGCAAGCAGATACATTCCAAGGCAAGTTGGATCGTCTCAAGATCGCCTTCGATGAAGGCAAGGAGACTGTCGGCGTATTTATTCTAGATGCCATTACTCCATTAGTTGATTTCATCGTCCAGAAGGTAGTACCGGGCGTGCAGATGTTTGTCGATTCAATCGGTGGAGAAAAAGGTATTAGCAAAGTTCTCAACGGATTTGTCTCAACTGCTAAGTCAATTTTCATCCCAGTTTTCCAAGGGATCCAATTCGCCTTCGATAAGATCAAAGGCGCAGTATTGGATAACAAAGAAGAGTTCAAACTTTTAGTAGAATTTTTACAAAAATACGTGGCGCCATTCTTAGGCGGAGCGTTTAAACTTGCTATTCAAGGTATTGGCCTTGCTATCAGCGCAGTCGTTGATTTAGTCGGAGCCCTTATTCGGGGATTCCAAACATTGATCAGCGTAGGCTCAAGGATTGGTGGTGCTATCGGTGGAGCGTTCGGTGGTGGTCGAGCATCTGGTGGCCCAGTAATGCGCGGAACAACTTATCTTGTAGGAGAGCAAGGCCCAGAACTATTCACGCCTTCAAGTAGCGGAAGCATTATCCCAAACAACGCTTTGGGCAGAAGCGGCGGCTCAACAATTAACCTCACGGTCAATGGAGCCATTGATCCTGAAGGTACGGCTAGAACCATTGTAAATATATTGAACAATTCTGCCGCTCGAGGCACGCTAGGTGCTGGGGCATTAGTTAGCCCATGACCGCATACACCCCTAGTTACAAAGTCCTTATAGGTGGCGTGGAACTCACGGAGGTCACAATCGCTGATCTCACGGTTACTTCAGGACGCACTGATATTTATCAGCAACCACTTGCCGGATATTGCCAGTTACAATTACTGAACCTAAATAATTCTAGTTACGATTTTACAGTCGGAACGGGCTTGACGGTTGAAGTTACAAACTCAGTCGGGACTTATATCCCAATCTTTGGTGGGCTTATTTCAGACTTTACAATTACCGTCAATAGCGCTGGAGATGTCGGCTATACCACCGTCGCAAGCGTTACTGCCCTAGGAGCCCTATCTAAACTGCCCAAGATTATCGATGCTGGAGTCTTGTCTCAGGATCAAGACGGCGACCAGATTTACACCCTTTTATCAGGTTACTTACTAGGGTCGTGGAACGATGTTCCACCAGCTGAGACATGGGCTAGTTACAACCCTACCGAGACTTGGGCTAATGCCGTAAATATCGGACTAGGCGAAATTGATCGTCCAGGCGATTACGACATGATTTCACGATCGTCTAGTAACACCGACCTTTATTCATTATGCACTGCTATAGCCAATTCAGCTTTTGGGGTTCTCTACGAGGATGCAAACGGCAATATCGGCTACGCAGACCAAACCCATCGCCAGGATTATCTAGCTGCTAATGGATATACAACCCTTGATGCAAACCACGCAAACGGAATTGGGCTATCTGCCACTACTCGCGCTGGAGATTTAAGAAACTCATTTACGATCAACTACGACAACAACGCAAATCAGACTTATACAGCGATAGATTTAGTTAGCCAAGCCAATTACGGGGTATACGCTGAAAACTACACCTCACGAATCAAGAACACCGTAGACGCTGAGGCTCTTGCCGATCGATACATCGAACTCAGAGCCAATCCTTATCCTAAATTTCAGAGCATTACCTTCGTGCTTGGTAACCCTGAAATCGATAATTCAGATCGTGACGCTCTTATAAACATATTCTTAGGCCAGCCAGTCTGGATTCAAAACCTGCCGCCTAACATTACTGGTGGATCATTTCAAGGATACATTGAAGGCTGGACGTTTAGGGCAAGCCTCAATAATCTCACCGTGACTTTCAACGCTTCTCCTGTGAACTTCTCTCAAGTTGCGGTAAAATGGGAACAGGTAAACGCGGCGGAAACCTGGAATACACTTAACACAAGCCTAACCTGGCTAGATGCGATTGGAGTAGTAGCGTAATGGCAACAACAACAACTAACTTTGGATGGGATATACCCCAGTCCACAGACCTAGTAAAGGATGGCGCTACCGCTATTGCCGCACTTGGTCAAGATATAGACACGGCTCTAGTCGATCTAAAGGGCGGCACAACCGGGCAGATATTGAGCAAAGCATCAAACACTGATCTTGATTTTTCTTGGGCTTCTGCCCCATCTATTTCTGGTTTGACTCTTATTCATACCGAAACTCTTTCAGCCGTTTCGGCAGTAAACATTGATAGCAAGTTCACTTCTACTTATGCCAATTATTTAGTAATGGCAAACATTGAGCAAAGCACTGCCAACGTAATGACTGTGCAATATCGCTCTGCTGGATCATCTATTACTTCGGGATATAAAAGCACCTACTGGTACACCGAATATACAAGCAATACTTGGAACGTTACATCATCAGCCAGCGCATCTAATATCTGGTCAGTTTCAACTTCGACAGACCGAGCATTATTGAGCATGATTATTGGTGATCCTCAAGTATCAGAGTTTACAAAAGCACAAATTGTAAGCACTGATAACACATACAACTTAGGTTATTACTCAGTTTATCCACAAACTACAGCGATCGATGGCCTTAGATTTTCCACAAGCACAGGCTCAATGACGGGCAACATTCGTATCTACGGATACCAGAATAGTTAAGGGATGATGATGAAACTCAACGATATTATTGAACAATTAAAAGCCGAAAATCCAGAACCATACGGCCAAACAAATGGCGTGAAATACAAAATGGAAGGCGATGAATTAGAGGCTTATTACGCTGAATCAGCAAAGTTAATTGCTGACCAAATTGCTAAAAATTCCGAAGCCCACGCAAAACTAGACGCTAAGGCTGAACTACTCGACCGTTTAGGCATTACCGAAGCAGAAGCGAAATTATTGCTGGGATGAAACCTATTCTATGCAAGGCTGGCCAACAATTAAGAGAACAGTTCGATGACTCCTTCCCTGATCGTGATAGACGTAGCGATGGCTGGATCGGCGATCTCCGTCATTCAACGCGTCCTAGTGACCATAATCCTGATCCAAAGGCTGGGATGGTTGTCCGGGCAATCG